ATGGATGCTTTGGTTGATTACTCTGAAGATTATAAGAACGCAAAAACAGATTATTCAGAAGGAACGTACAATATAAAACATCAATTATATTTAGACTATAAAAAACTGTACGATGATTGCAATAAAGCTTTAGAACAAAGGAAATCTGAATACGATGCGGCAGTCAAAGAATATGAGCAATATAACAAAGAAATGCTCGATATAAAGATATTAGTTCAGCGCGAAAATTATGTCGATAAATTTACCGACGAAGAGGAAAACATGCTGAAAAAAATATATAGGCATACAGATTATACAAATGAAAATGTGATAACTACAGATATTACATCTACTGATACTACTGTAGATAAGCAATACGCTTTGTATCTTGACGCTGTAGAGAACTTATATGCCTCTTCTCATCCGCAATATTCATATTCCGATACACTCGACAATATCTATCCTTTGGAAGAATACAAGAGTTTAGTGGAGACTCTTCATGTTTATGATTTTGTTCATGTAGAGGTAAACGAAATTGGACATTTTGAAAATCTTCGAATTATTTCTATAACAAGAAATCCTTGCGTCTATAGCGGAGAACTTCAAGTAGAATTCTCAACTATGAGACAATACAAATCTAAGAGAAACGATTTTGCAAGCTTGCTTGGGAGTGCTGTTTCTGCCGCAAAAAATTCAATCACAATGAATTCCAATGTGTCAGATAAGACAACCTCATATTCGATAACACCAGATTTCATAAAAGCAATACTAGGAAGCAGCGGATTTTCAAATTATACTGCCGGAATACAGTCTTCTGCTATTGACGCTATCACCGGAAATTTCACAAATCTCTACTCAAAATATATTACTGCCGACCAAATTACGGCGCAACTTATAAAAGCTGACAGTGCAGAATTTAAAACTCTTGTATCAGAATCTATCCAAACAGACATTCTTACAACGAAAATTCTTAACGCAGATAAAGGATTTTTTAAAGAACTCACTGGTCAACTGGTTAAGAATGAATCAGGAGACATAATAATTGACCTTGTAAATGAGCAAATAAATACTTCAACCCTCAATACAACAGTCGGTAATATTAAAAATCTTTTGGCTGGAACTGGCGAAATAGGTGATTTGGATGTAATCCACTTAACGGCAGGGAATGTTGTAATTGACGAATCTGTAATTAAAGAATTGATTGCATCAAAAATTTCCGTTGCGGATTTAATGGCTCATTCCGCCACTGCTGAATTAATCACTCTTATCTCTCAAGACGGAAAGCCATCTATTGCTTTTAAAGGTTCAACGCAACAATTTTATGATTCTAACGGAAATATCCGAATTCAAATGGGGCAAGATGGGAATGGCGAATTCAATTTTGTAGTTCGAGGAAGTGACGGGAAAACAAAAATGTTTGATGAGAATGGTATCACAGCAGACGGAATTCCCGATGGTACAATTATTGATGGAATGATTTCTGACAAAACAATCTCTAAATCAAAATTAAATTTTCCCATTATAGAAACGGACGAAAACGGGAAAATCAATATTACTCAAATAAAAGATGGAAACGGAAATGATTTTGGATATACATACAACGAATTTCAAGAAAGCACAAAAGATTCTTTAAACAATCTTAATAATAAAATAGATATTAACAGTCACACACTACGAGTTTCTGCGTCTAAAGGACAATTCTTTAATCGGGGTGTTTCCGATACAACTCTTGAAGCACATCTATTCAAAAATAATGATGAAATCACAGACAAATATAATCCTGAATGTTTTGTATGGAAAAGAAAATCTTTTGATTCTTCTAGCGACACATACTGGAACGAACAACATTCTGATGGAACAAAAAAAATTACTATAACAAGAGCCGATGTAATGTACGGTGCTAATTTTTCTTGCACCTTTACCTATAATGGAGAAACTATTACATCCCTCGCTACAACAATTAAATAACTAAGGAGGACATAATATATGGCAAAAGTATCAGCTTATGGTGATATTACAATCACCGATTTAACCGATGTTGGTAAATTAAGTACTTATCTCACATCTTCTTTACCGCTTTCTGTAACTTACGACCCAAATCAATCCCCTTCATATAATCCAAACTGGGAAACAACAAATCTCGTATTAACTCCTACTATTTTCTTCAATGAGACACCATTATCACTAACTGCATCTGGACTTACCATTACATGGCAGAGACAGGCTGGGAGTGGTTCAGTTACGGATTTAGTGTCAGGAGAATCACCATCAGAGGGGAAATTAATTGTTTCTAAGAATGTTTTAGAGGCAACATCAATTATTACATATCTTTGCAATATTTCGTACATCGACCCAAATACCAACGGAATAGCAATCAAATCAATGTCTCAGATGTCTTTTTCTGTTACGAAATCAGCTCCAGAATTATCTAATTGTAGTATTAATGGGGGAACGGTGTTCAAATATAACGGAGAAGGAACACTTACATCTGCCAAGTCAATTACTCTTACTGCAAATCTTACAAATACATCTCTTAAGCAATGGCAATATAAAAAAGCTGATGGTAGTTTCGCTGTATACCCTAATTCCACAACTACAACAAAATTAACAGTAAATGCATCAGATAATGTATTTATAAATGATATTGCAATCATTAAACTTGTAACTTCTGATAATGATATTTATGATATTCACCAAATTGTTAAATTACACGATGGTCCAGCAGGTTCATCTACAATCACTTGTTTATTATCAAACGATACTCAGAGTGTTCCTTGTAGAAAAGATGGAAGTCTTTATGAAACTTCGTTAAATGGGTGTGACACTGTTATTTCTATCTTAAAAGGTGGAGATGATGATACCGCGAATTGGACAATCACTGCAACACCAAGTACCGGAGTATCTGGTACATACGATACGAAAGGGCATAAATATACTGTAAGCGCAATTACCCCAGATTCTGGGTACGTTGAATTTACCTGTACAAGAACTGGATATGCAACGATTACAAAGAGATTTTCTATCAATAAAGACCGCTCTGGTTCTGATGGACAAGATGCTGTCTTCTATTCTGTCACTTCTGATATTTCTTTTATGAAGATTAATAAAAGTGATGTTTTTACTCCTTCTGCTGTCACATTCACTGGGAAAAAGACTATTGGGAATAATCCTGCCACTATTTATTCTGGAAGATTTAAAATTTATGAAAGCGCTGATGGTGCAACATATTCCCTGAAATACACTTCTACATCTGATGAACAATCTAAGCTGTACACTCCATCTACTACAGTAGTCAAAACTATTAAATGTGAATTGTATCAATCTGGAAATACAACTAAATTATTAGACGACCAGACTGTATCTATTGTAAACGATGGTAAAGACGGCAAAGACGGTAAAGAAGGACAGGCTGCTGTTAATATAATCTTAGGAAATAATTATGAGGGAATTGCTTGTAATTCTTCTGGTGTAACATTAGAAGAAAAGAATATTGAAATTCCATTTGAATGTTATTCTGGTACTACTAGAATTGCAGGAAAAGCTACCGTAAGTACTCCTCTTCCATCTGGTGTAACTGTAAAATCCAATACATCCGCAACGGAGAACGCTGGTGGGATGATTGTTCTCAATGTAAAAAAAGGAGCTACTTTATTCTCTGCTAATTCTGGGGATATTACTATCACTTTTACTGCTTCTGGTCTTACATCCGTTGGAAAATTCCAACTTGCAAAAAATATTCAAGCAGATGCCGGAGAAAATGCTGTTTCATTCCAAGTATATTGCACAACTGGAAGTGTTATTTATAAAAATTTAAACGAGGAATTCAATACTGTAACTTTATGTACCCGTTTAGTTGATGGTTCTACAGTATTTGATTCAATGACATCAGAATCTGGAGCAATGCTTACAGACGAAACGGGAAGTATTTTAACTTCTGAATCTGGAGAAACACTTGTTGATGACAGTAATCCTATAACATACCAGTGGTATAAATACATCGGTAGTGGATATAAAGAACTTACGGGAGAAACGAAATCTTCTCTTTCTGTCCTTGCTGATATGGTAGATTCAAAAGCATTTTTCAGATGCTCTGTAACATACAAGGGAAAATCTTATTATGGATTTTGGGAAGTAACTGACCGTACAGATCCCATTACATGTGCAGCATATTCTACAATCGGAGATCAAATCGTCAATGGTGTTGGAATTGGATGTATCTATGCTAGAGTAGAACAAAATGGCGTAGAAGTAGACCTTTTAAAGAGTGATGTTTTTGAAAAAACTGCTCCTACCGGTGCAGCAAAAGGAGATTATTTCTATAAGATTGATGAAGCAACTAAAAGCGTAACTCTTATGAAATATAATGGGACGACATGGGAAGCCGCAACAGGGGACGATCTTCCAACCTGCGAATATAGATGGTATAGAAGAGATTCTCTTGGAAAGCCAAAAGATAGCGCAAAACCATACTCTACTAATAAAGTTATTTATGTGGATAAAGATATTGTTGATGGGAAGACAACGTTTGGTTGTTACGCAGATTTAGAAATCTAGGAAAGGAGTATTTATGGCTGAAAAGAAAATAACTACAGTCGATGTCGCATCTGATGTAACTTCGGGTGCGACTCTTTATATTGAAGAAAATGGGATTTTTCGTAGAGCAAATGAGTCTCAGGTGAAAGATATTCTTGGAATCAGAGAACTCGAAGAAAAAACAAAAAATCTTGAAAATAATACGGTTAATAAATCAGTCTTATATGATGTGCTACATAACACTCCTCATTTAGAAACAATCGGAGACTATTTTGACCTCAAAAGAACCGGAAAAATTTATCGAACAAGAATATGGCTATTTTCTAAGAATCCTATTTCATCCGGGACAAAACTCTTGGATAACGCAGGTTTGGAATTCTCTCCTTCTACTGATACCGTTGAAGGTAAAGATGATTACCTTAATGGAGAAAATCCGCTTTTTGAATGGATGAACTGCAATTATAAAAGAAATGATGATGGTTCTCCTTACCCTACTGCTTTGGAAGGTGATGAAAATTATCGTACAACTGGAGCTATTGACGTAGGTACGATACAAATGTCTTTTTATTATAACGTAGAAACGAATTTAGATGAGGGATATATGGACTTTACTATTTCTGACAGCAGACATGCTTTAAGAACAGATGTAATCTTGTATCCTTGGACAGAATGTACAACTGCGGATAATCAAGTTTTGCAATGGTGTATCGGCAGTAAATATTATGCGACTCTTGGAGATGACGGACTTTTAAGATCTGTAAAAAATGCCAAACCAGAACTTTGGATGTCTCATAACAAAATGGTGAACGAATTTCCGAAAAAAGGAAAAGGTCATCATGGCGCAGGTGCAGAACATATGACTTTCCAGTATATTTTTAACATTATTAAGGGAGCGACAAAAAATTCTCAAGATATTTTTATGGGATGTACTAATTACGGTTATCAATATCCTGCTTCGATAATTCGTTCTGAGAAAGAGGTTTATTTCCCAGTTACAAATAGTCAAGCAAATAATCTCATAGTCGGTTCATCTGTGTCTGTAGGATATGGACAACTTAATGATGCAAAAACAGGAGTAAATTTAGACAGAGGAGTTACTAACCTTCATAAATACGCAAAAGTAGTTAGGATTCTAAAGATAGAAGCTTTGGACGCTAATAATAAGGCAGTATATTTAGACGTGGATACAGGTTTTGATACTACTCCCGTCGCGTTATCAGATTCTGTTACTGCTAATATCACTTTATCAACAATGCCGTGGTACTCAGGAGCAACCGATGTTGTTATCGGAAAACACGATGGTTCCCCGGTGTCTAACACTAGCGGCAAGTACCCGTATAGGGTTCAAGGGCGAGAATATCGAAATGGCGCATATGAAATTGCTTCTGATACTGTAATGTTCTTTCAATCCGACTATAGCAAAGACGTATATGTTTGTCCAAAAGGAGTTGCTCGTAGTACCTCTGATTCCGTTATCAAGCAGACATATACAAAAGTAGGCAATATCCCTGCGTCCAAAGATGGAAAAGGTGCTGATTATTGGATTGGAGATATTTCTATTGATGTCTCCACAGGTGCTTGGTATCCTTCAAGCATTGGTTCTAGTAGCTCACAAGGAGTCGGCTCTTTTCTTTACGCTGGAGGAGCCAATGCTTCCGGTTCCAGAGAATTTTTAGTCGGCGGTGCTCTCTGGTCTGGCCGTCATGCTGGCTTTCTTGTGTATTGCGGGTACTGGCTTGACTGGGCGGGCTGGACTTGCGGCTGCCGCGATTAGTCATCCTGGTCTTTCAGGGGTGAATTTTACAAAGCGAAGACTGTAAAAGAGGGGAATCCCCCTCTTATTTTATTATTTAATATAATTATAGGGACTTATGGTGTCTGTCGGCGGTAATCTCAGGAATGGACGTAATGCTGGCTTTCATGTGAATTGCAGGAACAGGCTTGACAGGACGAACTGGAATTACGGCTGCCGGAATTATCAAATTCAACTTTTTTATTGACATCATAATTCGCAGACGAAAAGTCTGTTATGTCTACATACCTTCGCCGTTGTGCGAAAAATTCTTTTTATAAGACCAACCTGTTCTTCTATGTCCGTAGAAGGACAGGAATCATAGTGTTATGTGGCTATGATTGGGCTTAGTAGAAAATCGAAGAACCGAAAAGCCTTTTAAAGATAATCGAAAAGTTATTAGGGACAATATAGAAGAAATGAGGTCTTACTACAACGAAACGATATTGTAAAAACATTGACATAAGCGATCGAAAGCTTATAAGTAAAGCTACTTATGCTTGCTTAGAAGGAAAATATAGACGAAACGATGTTTTAGACTTATTTTCCGCTGAAAGCGGACTTACAAGAAACCAAATTTATTGTATTTTCTATAGATACGGTAAAGATAGTCTGAAATGGATTGTAGAAAAAATAATTAATTCTATTCAATTTGAATTATCAAATAGAGATTTAAAATTTCCTCCAATATGGTACAAAACAAAAATTGACCCATCGTCTTTCAAAGAGCGGAAAATTGGAATACAGAATATAAAACAACAAATATATGACTATATTGCAGTCGAAGGATTACAGCCAATTCTCTGCCGTATTGGTGCGAATCAGTGTGCATCAATAAAAGGGCGTGGATGTATTTACGGAGTTAGAAAAATTCGCAGATGGCTAAGAAATAAATCGCTTAAATACTTTGCGAAAACGGATATTAAAAAATGCTATGAAAGTATTGACAGAAAAATGCTTATGGATTTTCTCCGTAAAAGAATCAAAAACGATTTATTATTATGGCTTATAGAAACACTGATAAACACTTTTGATAAAGGACTATCTATAGGCTCTTATCTCTCTCAATTCCTGTGCAACATCTATTTATCTCAATTATATCATGAAATCAGTCATATGCATCGTTATCGGAAGAAACGGAAAACTGGTGAAAAAGAATACATTTCTTTAGTAAAACATCAGCTATTTTACATGGACGATATCGTACTTATGGCGACAAATTCAAAAGACATCCATAAAGCTGTGAAACAGTTAATAAAATATGCGAAAGATGAACTTGGCTTAAAAATAAAAGTGAATTGGTTTGTATCAAGAATAGATGTAAAAGACAAAGGAAAAGATACGGATTTTATAGATATGATGGGATATCGAATATATAGATGGCACACGACAATACGAAGAAGAATATTTAAGCGGATACGCCACACATATCTGAAAATTAAAAGATTAGTTGGGACACACAGGTTTATTCCTCTTTTATGGGCTAGACGAGCGATTTCTTATTGGGGTCAAATTGTAAATAGTGACAGCAACAAAATAAATAAAAAATATGACATTTATAAAATTGTAAAAATATGCAAAAAGGTGGTGAGAAACTATGGCAAAAGAACTTTTTATGGAAAAACAACAGCCTGTAAGGGTTATTGCTGATAAAGATTTGCTATATGTATTTATTTGTTTAAATGGGAAAGAAAAAACCATTGAATCGGCTGGATTAAACGAATCCGATAATCAATCAGTGATATATATTGAGTACGACTATAATCAATTTATCGCACCAAAAGATTCCATTGACTTAGATGATTTAATGATTAATCCCGACAAATACCTTGATTATAAAGTAAATACAGAATTAGATTCTTTAAAATCGGAAAAAATCAAAGAATCTAAAAATACACTCGCAGAGTATCTCTCTTCTCATCCTCTATTTTCTGATGCAAAATACGCAGATGGAAGATATTATACCGTAACAGAAGAAAAACAGCGACAATTAACTTCAAAAATGGCAATGTATAACATCTATGCACAGCAATCACTTGAATATCCTCTATTGAAATGGAATGATGTAGGAAATGTTTGCGAAGACTGGACGGTTGAAGAGCTGACGAAACTTGCAATGGAAATAGACATTTATGTAACTCCTCTTGTGGAAAAACAGCAGGAATACGAGAAAATTATTCAAAGAGCAAAAACAGTTGAAGAAATCAAGACTGCGACACTTTCATTTGATTAATTGGAATAAAAGGAGATTTAATTTATGAGTAAAACAGGAAAAGTAAAATTATCAAATTACCAGATTTTAAATATTGTATCTTGGTACAATAAGGATTTTAAATCAAACGACCGGAGTAAAGAACTTCCGATGAAACAGCGACTTAATTTACAGCGTAATATTTCCACATTAATTGGAAATGCTCAGTCATTTGAAAAGATATACAAAGAATTATGGGAAGATTTTCAGAAAGAATATGCTACAGATGAAAAATCTACAGAAGTTAAGGAAATCAAGAAAAATGACTCCGGAGAAGAAAAAGAAACTGTAAAACGAATTGTAAAAGATGAATTCTTGGATGAATATCAGCAGAAAGCAAAAGAATTAAGCGAAAAGATTGAAGAACTTTCAAAAGATACGGAAATTTACAATATTCGATTATTTGACTTAGATGGATTCGCTGATTCTCTAGTGGAAGATACTGCACTTGGCGTAGATGACTTATTCATGCTTACATTTATGGATGAAAATGGAGAAAATATCGTTCAAGAATAATATATAGGAAAGAAGGTGAATCAATGAAAGTAAGTGCTTATGGAGACATTACCATTTCGATTGTGAACGAACCCTTTTCGGTTCATCTATCAAATGAAGCACAGCAATTTCCTACAGATGAAAACAGAAAAGTCGCAAATAATTTATCTTATTATACGGACGTAAATGTCATCAAAGGGGAAGTTTCCAATCCTAATTTTACAATCGGAGAAATCCATTCTGCGAATGGAATTACAGTATCGAAAAACGCCAATAGAATCACCTTCTCTGTAAAAGCAGGAACTATTCTTCCATCTGATTCAGGAAGTTTCGATATTCCAGTAACATTAAATGATGAAACATTAGTGAAAACATTTTCTTGGAGCTGCCAAAAAGATGGAACAAAAGCGAAGTCAGTTAAGATTATAGCAGATTCCACTGTTTTTAAAAGTTCTGACGGCGAAACTTATTCCCCGGACACAATCCTTCTTACACCTATATTACAAGGCAATATATCTTTTTCTAAATGGCAGTACGGTATAGGTTCAAAATGGACAGACATAAAGACAGGAACACATGGTTTTACACTCTCTTCTACTTCATTAATCCTATCTAAAACATCTGATTTATTTACAGTAGAAACCACATCAATCAATATCCGGTGTCTTTCTTCTGATGAAAAATATTACGATGTAATAACTATCCAAAAAACAAGAGATGGTAAGGATGCAGATACGATTGGGCTTGATGGAAGAAATCGAATTTCTTTTAGCAGTGGGGAATATCAGAAAGGATTTTTCAAAAACTTCAATAAAGTTGACAAAGGATACGGGGAACATACACTCACTTCCAAAAAACAATATTCTAGTTTAAATCTGAATGATGGATTCTTACTTGGATGCAGGGATTATAAAACTGGCAAAAAAGTTACATTTTCATATGACATTATGTATACTGAATGGAATTTCCCAACTGGAACAGATCGTCAGGAATTTTGGATTGGACAGAGATATACGAATTCTACGGACAGTTCTGCGGTTGGCGCTTGGCGTGGAGTCACTATGCATAATCTTCCTGTTGTTGGTGAAAATGGTTGTAAGCTTGGAGCTTGGTATCATGTTTCAAAAACAATGCTTATTCCAGAGCAAGCAGATGAATCTATTGGAGCTGCTTCTTCAATTCAGTTTTACAATTCCAGTTCAGAAAAAGAAGCAAAAGTTACTTTCCGAATGAAAAACGTCAAATTGGAATATGGAGAAAAAGAGACTGATTGGAGTCCAGCACCAGAAGATAATATTTCTTCGATTAAGATACTTGAAAATATAGCAAGTAAAAATACTCTTGATATTACTACCAAAGTAGGAAAGGTTGATACCTTTTTAGTTACAAATCCAGATACGGGAAAAGAGGAACAAAAGACAATTTCAGAATTTATGTCAAGTTCTACCCAGAATATGTATGGATTTAAACGAGAAGTTAAACAGCAATATAATGATTTAGAACTTGGTGGCGTGAACTTATTTGTTCAAAATACAGCTATCGAAGGAAAATATTTAAGCTCGGAGAATGTAGAGATAAATGATGTAGCGTGGGGCTATTCTGATTATATAAATGTCAGTGATATGGATTATTATATTGCATCTGGCTTTACAAATCTTGGTAACGCTCCTGCTACTTGTTTTTATAGTGCTGATAAAGTCTTTCTTTCTGGTGTAAAGTCAGAACTTGCTAATAGCAAAGAATCAAAACGAAAAATGCTTCAAATACCAGACGGTGCAGTTTATATGCGTTTTTCATTTTTACTTGCGGATGCTAAAACATTAAAGATTGAAAAAGGAATAAAATCCACTTCTTACTCTCCTTCTCCTGACGATGTGGCGCATAATATTAAAACCGTAGAAGAACAAACAAAAGATATGTTCTCTTGGCTTGTAGAATCTGGTTCAAGCGAAACAAGCTTAAAAATAACAAATGGATTGATTGAAGCGATTACAGGAAAATTTGTTGTTAAATCTCCAGATAAAGGAAGTGTTGTAATTGAAAATGGTACGATCAATGCTGAAAGCATTACTACTGATATGCTCTCAGCAAATTCTATTACAGCAGAAAAGATTATGGCTGATGCTTTGAAATCTAAGAATTACGTGACAGGAAAATCTGGTAGCTTCTTAAATCTTGCGGATGGCAGTTTTGATAGTAAATATTTAAAATGGGATAATGCAGGAAAAGTTATTGCAAATGATATAACTGTAGTTGGCGGATCAATCAATGTTAATGATAAATTTATTGTTAACATTGATGGAATTGCAACATTACAGGGAGCTACTGTTGTGGGCAATATTACGGCTGAATCGGGCAAAATTGGGAAATTTGATCTTGATAATTTAGCTTTAGTTACTGGAGATACTGATGTAACTTGTGCAGGTTTAGGCGGTAGTTCTCAGGCTTTTTGGGCAGGTTCTTTAACTATGGATAATGCACCGTTTAGAGTTGGATATGATGGTAGTTTGTATGCTTCTAAAGCGAATATTGCAGGAGAAATCACAGCCACATCTGGCAAAATTGGAAAATACAGAATAGATGATTACTTAATAACTGGCTCTGGTTCTACTTGTACTGGAATGGGTGGAGATCAAGCATTTTGGGCGGGTAGTGATGATAGTAGTAAGGCACCATTTCATGTTAGTTATGATGGTAGTTTGTATGCTTCTAAAGCGAATATTTCTGGAATTATTAATTCTACGGATGGTAGTATCGGGGGATGGAAGATAAGTAGTAATAAACTTTCAGCTTTTACAAAAATCAAAGTTTCAAATACAGATGATGCTTCTGAGGGAGAAAGAGATGTTGAATATTCTATATCCTTGCTATCATCAGATAATAACATGCCCAAGATGATATTAGATAAAAAACAAACAGCTGAAAATTATGATATTTTTAGCGATACTTTAACAACAAAAACAGAAATAAGCGATGATAGTATAAAATTATCTTCTACTGCTGAAATAGCCTCTGTTAGTGAAACAGATATAGACGAAATTATTATTAATCCTCGTCATGGGATAGAAATGAAACAATCCTTTAGCGTACCTGATTCACCTTCTGAATCCTGCTCAATAACTTATGGAATTGATGGAATAACGTGTAACGGATCGGCAATGAAACTTCTTTGGGACGGAGCTAATTATATGAATGGTGCCCAGACTATTACGTTTTACAATGAAGAAACAGTATTAAAACAATTTAGTGGTATTGTATTAGTTTGGAGTAGGTATAATACTAATACAAATCAAGCATCTAATTCTGATGTCCATACACAATTTATATCGAAGTGGTGCGTAAAAGAAATGAATGGTGCCGGTCATACTTTTGTTGATCCTTATCGTCATTTCGATAAATATTTTTATGTATATAATGATAAAATAGTCGGGAACGATGTAAATGGACACCCGGGAACAGAAGGTGGACTTTCATACGATAATCGTAATTGCGTACTTAGAGCAGTAATCGGTGTTTAATAAAACCCCGTCAAAAAAACAGACGAGGCTTTATTGTTATTTTACTATTATTTTTACTTTGGTTTTTTTACCAGTACTTGTTTTTAATGTAATTACAGATTTTCCTTTTTTAATCCCCTTTACTTTACCATTTTTAAGAATTTTTACAACTTTAGGTTTAGAAGATTTCCAAGATAATACGTCCTGAGCATTTACAGGTTTTCTTGTGTATTTAAGTTTTATGGATTTACCTTTTTTAATTGTGATAGATTTTTTCTTAAATTTAAGTTTAGATGTAGTGATTATCTTATTAGGTTGCTTTGTATTTTGTTGCGGACGTTGAAGTTTTGGTATTTTTTCTGAATATAAAAGCATATTACATTTATTGCAAATTATCCACTTCTCCCCTTCTTCATCATATGTTGGCTGCTGACAGACATATAATTCCCCAGGTTCATGCCCTTTTTTTGGAATAATTCTACTGTCAGCAATTTGTCCGCATATAATACAACGTCTTACTTCAAGTCCATCTTCTGTACATGTTGCTTTTTTAGTCGTTTTCCAATTATCTTTATAAACTGTATGTATATTGTCTGCACAATTATCATAAAATATTGCACTAATTGGTTTTTCTGTATCGCAAATAAAGAAATACTTACTCAAGTCTTCCCCTTGTTTCGCAGTGACGAGACATACCGCATTTGTAATTGTTATTTTACCTTTTTCTAATGGTGTGGATGTTCCATCAAATTTAATAACAGAAAATTGGTTAGAATTATAATCATAATCATCAGAAGTAAATTCACAGGTAAATTCGTCATCACCAACAGTAATTTTATCAATTTTTTTGATATCTTCTTCTGGAAAATCTTTAAGTTTCAGATTTAAAATTACCTTTTCATTTAGATGATATACTCTCTTAGAAAAAGATAATTCTGCCGATATTTCTTTTGGTTTTACTGGAACAGGCTTCTCCACTTCAATAACTTCCGCACTTGCAGGAACACTCGCTGCGCCAAATGCCATAACAACGCATAGTATTGCAACAAGCAACACTTTAACTCTTCTCATATTCTTCTCCTCTCTCGCCTTATGACGAATAAAAAACATTTATTTATATTATAAATGTAAAAGAAGATATTGGCAAGAAGAAAACGAAAGAAGGTGATTCAAACGCATAATATTAAAATCTTTATCAAATATTTCGTACTCTTTCTACTTGGCGGTTATACATATTACGGCATTGAAATCCTCTGGCGTGGGTATTCTCACTATAGCATGATTATTTGCGGAGGAATCTGCTTTATTTATGCAGGACTACAGAATGAACAAGTTGAATGGGATTATCCGTTCTGGAAACAAGTATTAAGAGTTGAAGCGTTTATATTAAGTGCTGAGTTTATTACAGGATGTATTGTAAATCTTTGGCTTGGATTGAACGTATGGGATTATAGCGATTTGCCGGGAAATATTTTGGGTCAGACTTGTCCGCAGTTTGCTCTATTGTTTTTACCGTTAAGTGCGATTGCTATTATTGTTGATGATTTTATTAGATGGAAATGGTTTGGCGAAGAAAAGCCAAGATATAAATGGAGGTAATATTGTGAAAATTAACTTAATAAAAATACGAGAACAAAACCGAAAAACTGACTTTATCCCTTTAATGGACAGAAAAGAACAATAGGTAGACCCACACACGATTATTCCAATGTAGCTGGATGAAATTTTGACAGCAAGAAGACTGGCTGTTAAATAATATTTCTATCTTTTTCTTCGCAGTTAATATATAATAAAAAATATATTAACAAAATTAGGAGGATATTATGGAGAGAAAATCAAAAGCTAAAGCAAAAAAGAAACCAGAAAACAAAAGAAGATGTTTATTATGTAAAGAAGTACATGAGAAACAATTTTGCCCTATCGTATTTGACAAGCTGAGGAGATACAGATATTCTAAAAAACAAAATTTTTTTATGGCGAATGTTCTATTGGAATGCATTCATAAAAAGGTAAATTTTCCGCTTCTTCTAAGAGAGTTTGATGAATTGGTATTAGAATATCATGAATTCACTAATAATCTTCCTGTTGTTGCGTATATGGATGTTGCAGTAGAATATTTTGCTGCCGCTCTTGATTGTAGTCCTTCTAAATTTTTTAAAAATTCAAACGATACCATTCGAGCTTTCATGGACTTGCTTTCTAATGCTTATCCTGAATTCGATGAATTTGCATATAATCCGGACGAAGAGTATGATTCAATCGATTTAGTTTTCCGAGATGTTCCCGGTCTTGATGAAGTATATGGCAAAAATTATTTTTTTCAGAAATTAACTCTTAAAAAGATTTTTTATGAAAACGACAATCCTAATTATTCCATATGTGCTCTTGTAAGTTATCCATATGACGTATTTTATTTAAACATGGGAACCTGCTCATGTACTGAGATAGAACTGATATATGAAGAAGAAGGTGAACTAAAAGATTACTTTGAACAAAATTGCGACTATGATTGGACAAATTTTACAACATATTTTCCATTAACGGACGATAGATTTAAAACATGGATTAATAGGCTATTTTCGGCTACTCAGGATAATCTTGTAATATGGCGTAAATTGCCGAGCATAAATAGTACCCAGTTCAGAACAGAATATGGCAATGTCGAGGTGAAACTCTGCTTTACTTCTAAAAAATCAAATAACTACTCTCTTTATATGCGCGCAGACAAAAGAAGAGGGATGCATTTTTATTGGAAAGAGTATGAAGAATGGGAATTATATAACAGCTCTCTCCCAAAAGAACATATGGAGGGTTTAACAGAGTTTATAGAAGAGCCGGAAAATCCATTTTTAAAAGACAATTCAGAGACTGAGGAAGCAATCTTTAAACTGCAAAAGTTAGCTGAATTAATAGAGCCACTAATAAAAATGCCTAACATAGACCTGACAGCTCAGAATAAAGTAAGAGAAAAACAAATTGAATATTCAGATACTGTCGTTGTCGCTTCTTCGTTAATCTGCAACAGTCGAACGCACTCTATCTTACCGTACACAGGAATTATAAAGCTTCTTTCTTCTGATAACACGATCATTAATTATAAAATATATGTCGGTTATTGCAGGGATTGTGACAAATATTATATCTTCGATAGAGATTACAAAAATATGCTTAAAGAAGGAACTCCTCTGTGTAATGTATATGATAGAAATAAACCTATAGGCTCAAATAATGTCCCGTTCCGCTATAAGAGCCAATCCGTATTAAACGCAATGGGATATACAGTAAGCAAGAACATTGACTTAAACTCAAAGGCTCGTCAGAAAATTCTAACAGAAGCTCTGCAGAAAAATCTTTTCTCGATTCACGACTTGCTTGACTTCTTGAACTGGCTGGTTTCAATGCACAAGAATCAAGTTAGATATTCTGATGCCGTAGATAAATGGAACGAAGATATAGAGTTTGTTGAGGAATACAGAAAAAATGAGCGCAAAACTGTACATATATCTTCTGTTTACAGATAAACTCATTAATCTTCTCCAATCGTAATAAAAATGATAATAAATAAAAAAATATTAGGAGTGTATGATTCTGTTCCTGATGCAGTAAATACCCTTTCTGAAAATTATAAGCCCGGATATTACATTATCCAAGAATGTACAGGAGAAGACTCCGCTTACAGAACTAGCATTATGAGATTAATTTCTTAAATATAGATCTACTTAGGTGTATATTTAACTTTACCAAATCATGTTGCTTATTCAATAAATTTTGAATATTTATTTAATAATCAGGAGGTTTAATTTATGAAAAATATAAGCAATGAAAAAGATAATACATATGGAGATAATTACTTATTTGGCTGGACAAGTTGCACTGGCGGTCAAATCGGTAGCTGGCAAATTCCACACAATGATACAGGGGAAAAAGATAAAGAAACTAAATATTGATTTAATGGCTCTGCCTTTTGGTGGAGTCTTTTTTATTATATAAAGGATGGTGATTATTATGGTTTTGCAAACAATTTCTCGGATTAATCTCCGACAATCGGCTTCTAAAACTGCGCCTGTTAAATGCGTTGTTCCTGCAAGCGTAGATGTTACAATTATCGGAACTAAAATCATTTGGAAAGACAATGTTCCATTTGTAAAAGCGACATATAATGGACAACAAGGATTTATTAACGGCAAGTATCTTACAGGTTTAGTTCTAAAGGTAAAAGGTCGAGATAATGCGAAATATCCTAAGTTAGCGGTTATTGCATCTGGACGAGCTTCACGAAGGATTAAGATTCCACAGCAAACTAAATTTGGTGCGTTCTGTCAGAAACATGGATGTTCTATGGCAGCTGCTACTATCGCTTTGCAATTTAGAGGAATTTTGAAATCTCCTGCGGAAGTACATCAATATGCGAAAAAGCATTTGGGCGGTTATACAGGAAGCAAGTTAACTATTTTTGGCATTGAAAAAGCAGTTAATAAAATTGCAGGGAAAAAGATTGCTACTTGGAAAGGTTGCCCATCGGATGCGAATAAGCGGATTAGAAATAATATTCAGAAAGCGATTCATGATGGACATATCGTATTACTTGAGCAGAAAAATCCAATTCATACAAATGTGATTATTGGGCGAAGCATTGACGGCAAATATGTTATTGCAACAAACGGCACAACAAAAAAGGTTACTATGAACTGGCTTATTAAGACGGTACTACATGGTAAAGCTGGCAGAAACAATCAGGCTAATTGGTGGAAGGGAACAGCTCATGGAGCTGGATATGTGATCGTGAAAAGAGCATAGGTATAAAGATATTATTATTTATTCGAGAGAGTTTACTACTCTCTTTTTTATTGCCTATAAACAAATTTTAAGGAGGAATCGTTATGAACAAATTAAAGAAATTTTTATCTCAAATTAATGTAAAGGACATTAAACCAAGTACATATGTTAGTGCTGTCGTTCTTATTTTTACGATGGTGAATTATGTGTTAAATATTATGGGAAAACCTGTAATCAATATCAATGAAAATGAAATTGCCGCATGGATCACTGCTATTGTTGGTGTTGTCGGTATTGTTTATTCTTGGTATAAAAATCAGAGTATTACTCACCCTGCACAGGTAGCTGATGATGTTATGAAAATCCTTAAAGACGGACGAATCACTATTTCTGAATTAGAGGATTTTATTGCAAGATATTCTGAAACAGATTTAGATACAGAAGCAGATTTTGATGATATTGAAAAAGTACCAGAAGATGATGTGGATGATGAGATTGATGAAGGAAGTGATGAATAATGGCAAAAATTACTAAGAATTGTTTAGACTTGGTTAAAGAATTTGAAGGATGTTATTTAAAGGCTTATAGAGATGAAGTTGGGGTTTGGACGATTGGATATGGCATCACTAATTCTGACAAAACAATCACTAAAACAACGATTAAAGCCGGATTGACGATTAGTAGGGCTACCGCTGAATCATGGCTTGAAAAATCTCTGACTCAAAAATACCTTCCTCTTGTCATGAAATACAATGACCACTACAAATGGAATCAGAATGAAATTGATGCGCTTGTTAGTTTTGCGTATAACATCGGGAGCATCAAAAGCTTAACAGCTAACGGCACTCGCTCACGATCTACAATCGCAAAAAAGATGTTGGAATACAATAAGGCAGGTGGTCGTGTATATAGAGGGCTTACACGCCGCAGGACAGCCGAGAAGAAGCTTTTTACTACTCCTGTTAAAGTTGTTAAGGTTGAAGAAGCAAAACCATCTACAGCCGTTCAGAAAGATTATACGAAAGAGAGGATTGACGGAGTGAAATATTTTGGAATTTTAAAGAATACAGCAGTTAAATCATTTACGGAGTTCTTGCATAATAGAGGATTTGGCGCAGGAAAACCGAACCTGTCTAAGATTGCTTCTGCTAATGCCGGGAGTGCCGAAGTAAAAGAAGCTCTGCTTACTCTTGCAAGAAAAGGCTTACTCGTGAAACCAGATGGATTAAATAAGTGGGAAGAAAAGAAATAATCTAGGGAGTGATACGTTTATGCTTGAAGCATTTATGCAGTTAACTTCTATAGATTACATATCCATGATTAGTGTTATTATCGTTTTTGCAACTTCGATTACAGCACTTAAAATTGGAATGGATAAATTCTTTGATACATTTGAGATTATTCCTCCATGGAAAAAAGCGAAAAAAGAAGAAACAGAATATAGAAAAGATGTGCGAAGCCAGCTGACAGACCTTAAGCAGCAAGAATCCGATTTTGAGAAAATTCAGCTCGATTATCGTATTCAAAATGAGAAAACAACAAAAGAAATCTTGGAATCAATAAGTATCTTGTCTGAAGATATTAAGAATTTAAGACAACATATTGAAGATATGGAACTAGATCGGAAAATAAAAAAATACCGGTGGGATTTAAATAATTTTGCTACTCAGCTTTCTAGAGGCATAAAATACGGAAAAGACCAGTTTGATATTATATTCCAAGAACACGAAGAATATAAAACTCTACTTCGGGAACATAACATGACGAACGGGCAGACGACAATAGCGATGGATATTATCCGGAAGTATTACAAAAAATTATATTTTGATAGCAATAACCGAGATTGA